TACTTTGAAAAAGAACCGAGGCGGCTATCGTCCAGGCTCCGGTCGAAAGCCCGGCTCCAAGTGGCCATCCACTATGGCCAAGGAGGCCGCGCGGGAGAAGGTGCGTCAAGCCATTACGGCGCATTTGGACGTTCTCATCAATGCCCAGCTCGCCAATGCCGCCGGTCTGCAGTATCTGGTCTATCGCGATAAGCAGACCGGCAAATTCGAACGCGTGCGCTCGCTCGAGGACGTCGACCAAGACGCCGAAGTCATCGAGGTCTGGGAGAAAGACCCCTCGGTGCAAGCGTTCACGGATTTACTCAACAGAGCGATTGATCGGCCGAAGGAACAAGTGCAGGAGATTGAGATTCGGGCGGATAATACGACGGCGCTCGATCGCGCGAAGGAGCGATCGTTGCTGAAGTTGAAGGGGTGACATCATGCAACGGAGTGAGTGTCGCGAGCGACTGGATGCGCTCTACGAAGTGATTGCTGACCGCCAACAACATCTGGTGGGTGAGCGAGAAATAGTCGATTGGACGCGACCTGATGGGGTGACGTACTACAACGTGCCACTGGTTTATCTGCAGCAAGTGAGCGCAGAGGACTATTACCAGTGTAAGCCGCATCAACGCGGTCTGGTGAATGAGGCAGCCTGTTACTTCTGGCGGGTGAGTGTCGACTAATACCGCGCCCTCGCGTAGCTACGATGACGACCTCGTGGAGTGGTGCGCGTCCCTCTATGCGGATCCCCTTGCGTGGGTGTGCGGCGCGTTCCCCTGGGGCGAGCCAGGCCCGTTGCAGCACTATCGTGAGCCCGACATCTGGCAATGTGAATTCCTGGAGTGGCTGGGTAGCGAGATTAAAGCGCGCGACTTTGACGGCGTGCATCCCGTCATGCCTATTCGCGCGGCTGTGAGCTCAGGCCACGGCATCGGGAAGGGCGCGTTGACAGGGATGCTGGTCAGCTTCCTCATGAGCACCAGGCGCCATGCGAAAGGCGTGATCACGGCGAACACCGGGCCGCAGCTGCAGGATAAGACGTGGCCGTCGATCACCACGTGGGTGAAGCGGGCGATTACGCGGGACTGGTTCGAGTTGAATACGAGCATCCTGTATCGCAAGGGGCATCGCGAAGAGTGGAAGTGCAGTCCCCAGACGTGCGACCCGGACAACAGCGAGAGCTTTGCCGGCCAGCACAACGCGGCATCGACGAGCTTCTACATCAACGACGAAGACAGCAACGTGCCCGAGATCATCCACGAGGTGCAGGAAGGCGGCTTGACGGACGGCGAGCCGATGCAGTTTTTGTTTGGCAACCCCACGCGGCGACGGGGCAGCTTTCACGACATCGTGTTCGCCGGCAAGGGGCGTGGCTGGAAGACGTGGGTGCTGGACGCGCGGGCGTGTCAGTTCCCGAATAAGGCGCTGATTGCGGAACAGCTCGAGGATTGGGGCGAGGACAGCGATCGGTTTCGGGTGCGCGTGCGAGGGTTACCGCCGAATGCGGAAGACGCGCAGTTTATCGATGCGGTGCGCGTGCGCGAGGCGCAGAAGCGGAAGGTAGAGGTGCTGGATGATGAACCATTGGTCGCTGGATGCGATCTCGCGTGGGGAGGGAAGGACAGCAACGTTATTCGATTTAGACGAGGTCGAGATGCGCGTAGTATCCCTGCTATCCGCATTGCCGGTGAACTCACGCGTGATCCTTCAGTGCTCACAAACCGCCTCTCGGATGTATTGGCTGGGACATTCGACAACCGACGAGTGGCTATGTTGTTCCTTGACTCCGCTGGGATCGCCGGTAGTGTGGGAACCCGCCTCCGAGAACTTGGCTTTAGCAACCTCCTCGAAGTGAACTTCGGGGCCGACAGTCCCGACCGCAAATACCGCTATATGCGGGATCTGATGTGGGGGCGGATGAAGGACTGGCTGGTCAACGGGGCGATTGATACGTCGCCGCGGCTTGAGAACGACTTGACGGCGCCAGGGTTGCGGGAGGATTTGAAGCAGCGGGTATGGCTGGAGAGCAAGAAGGAGATGAAGGCGCGGGACGTGCCGAGTCCAGATGAGGGGGATGCGCTGGCGCTGACGTTTGCGCAGACCGTGGCGCGAAAGAAGAAAGAGGAGCCAGTGCCGCAGCCGTCGTTTAGCGGGTTTAGTCAGTCGTGGATGGGTTAGGATAGGGCGCCGCATGTTCCACTTACCGGATTTGCCCATTGTCGGCTACAGCACGACGCGCGAGCGGGCGCTCACGGACAACATTCAAGAGTTCATCCGGCAGATTGAGCGCGACCGGCCACGGCTGCTGACGATTGTGTGTGAAGGGCGCGAGAAGTGGCGGAAGGTGGCGGGCGATATCTGGCGGGGCTATCGGATTGGGGAAGAGGACGGCACCCTCAATGCGATCTTCGCTTACTTTGAGTTGCTGGCGAGTCCGCCGCGGGTGCAGGCGAAGCTGCTCTTAGCGCCGAAGAATGCGCTGAAGTGGCGGGAGACGATGCGGCGGGCGATGCCGGGGATTGAAGCGGAACGCGAAGCCTTGAAGGGGCTGAAGCGATGATTTACGGGATTGCCGTCTTTCTCGGTGGCGCCTGCATCTTTGCGGCGACATTACTCGCGTTGGAAATTCGCTCAGAGATTCGCTGGATGCTGAAACGTAAAGCCGAGAGGCTGAAGCGATGACGCTGACGCGCGGCGAATTGGAATATCTGCTCTTATTGGCCACGAAGGAGCAGCAGCGCGTCCATGTGCATCAACATGGCGTGCTCCATCCCGTGCTGTTCCCGCATTGCCAGCATCCCGATTGTCTGTTTGTGCATGAGATTGCCGACCTCGTGGCGGGCATTCCGCGCAAGAAGCATCAGTTGATTGAGGTCGCCTAGTGGCGAAGGATCTGATTCGCGAAGCGCGCGAACGCTGGAACCGAGCGGCGGAAGCGGAAGAGCAGCAGCGCAATCGCATTGTGCGCGCGAAACAGTTCCGCGTGGGCGACCAATGGCCGGCGGCGATTAAGTTGGCACGCGAAGGCGGGAACAGCCTGCAGGGGATGGCGCCGCAGCCGCCGCGGCCCTGCCTCGTGGTCGATCGCCTGTCTCAACCCGTGCGGCAAGTGAGCAACACCATCAAGAACGCCAGCTTCGGGTTTGACGTGCTGCCGGCTGGTGGCTCGAGCGACCAGGATACGGCGGATATCTTTAAGGGCTATCTGCGCTGGATGATGAACAACTCGCGCGGAGAATCCCCGATTGAATGGGCCGCGGACCAGGCGATCGAGGGCGGGATCGGCTGGTTCCGGCTGCGCACGGATTACATCAACGAGACGTGGGACGGGGAGCTGACGGAAGAGGCCATGTGGCAAGCGCTGTTCATGGAGCGCATCACGAATAACCTGACGGTCTACGGTGATCCGTCTGCGGTGCGGCCGACGCGCTCGGATATGAAATGGGCCTTCGTGACGGAGGATCTGAGCCGCGATGAATTCGAGCGGCTGTATCCGAAGGCCGATATTCGCGGGCTCGAGGCGTTCATGGCGACGGGCGATAAGGCCGCCTGGTCCTCGTGGGTGAGCGAAGACAGCATCCGCATTGCCGAGTATTACCGCATCGAATATACGAATCGGCATCTGTATCAGTTGCAGGATGGGTCCGTTGTTGAAGAGAAGCCGGATGACAAGGCGGACATCAAGGCCGAGCGTGTCATGCGCGTGCCGAGCGTGAAGTGCGACAAGATCAACGCGATCGAATCGCTGCAGTCGTTTGATTGGGTCGGCTCGCGCATTCCGTTGATTCCGATTCTGGGCGAAGAGTTGAACGTGGACGGGAAGGTGTGGCTGCGCGGCGTGATTGAAGAGGGCATGGACGCGCAGCGGATGGTGAACTACACGTATAGCGGCGCCGTGGAAATCTTTGCACTGGCGCCGAAGAACGCGCCGATGATTGCGGCGGCGAGTGTCGCGAACTACAAGCAGATTTGGCAAACGCGGAACATCATCAATCACGCCTATTTGCCGTTCGACCCGTGGGATCAAGAGGGCAAAGAGTATCCAACGCCGATGCTGGATACGACGGAGCCGCCGATTCAGGCTGCCGTCGAATTGATGCGCGTCAGTGAGGATGCGATTAAGGCGACGACATCAACGGGCGATGCGAGCCTCGGGAACACGAACCCGAACGAGCGGAGCGGGCGGGCGCTGCAAGCCTTGCAGGCGCAATCAGACCTTGCGAACAGCAACTATCCCGACAACGTCAAGAGAGCCTTAATTTATGCTGGTGAGCTTGCCGTCGAAATCATTCCGAAAATCACGGTCAAGGGGCAAATCATTCACATTCTCGGCATGGATGACGAGCCTGAGCAAGTCATGGTCGGTCAACCCTATCAAGACGGCCAGAATGGGCAGCCGCAACCATCGCCGCCCGATGTCACTCCTGAAATGGCGCAGCTCGAAGGCAGCCTCCATAAATTCTATGACTTGAACAACGGCCGCTATGCCGTGACGGTGTCGGTGGGTAAGGCGACGGCAACGAAGCGAGAAGAGGGCGCGCAGGCGCTGGGCGAATTGATTCCGCATCTGCCGCCGGAGATGGCCGCCGTGGCCACGCCGGATTATGTCGAGCAGTTGTCGTTTCCTGGTAGTCATAAGATTGCGGAGAAGTTGCGGAATGCGCTGCCGCCGCAGTTGCAAGACCAGAAGGACCCGAAGAACCAGATTCCGCCCGCCGTGCAGATGCAGATGCAGCAGATGCAGGTCGAATTGCAGAAGGCGCAGCAGTTCATTCAGACGAAGCAGGCCGAGCAGCAGGGCAGCTTGCAAGAGACGCAGATTAAGACGCAGGCCGATATGCAGAAGGCCCAGATGGGCTTTGCGAATGAACTGAAGCTGCAGGAGATGAAGAACGCGAACGCGATTGCCGTCGCGCGCATCTCGGCAGCGAAGGTCATGATGGACCCGCAGGCCGAAGCGGCGGAAGAGCGGCTGGCGACCGGACTGCAGATGGCGCATGAAGTGGGGATGGCGGCGATGGCGCATCAGCACGAGCTGGAGCAGGCCGCGCAGCAGCATGACCACGCCTTGACGCAGGGCGCGCAACAGGCGCAGACTGCGCAGCAATCGCAACAGAGCGACCAGCAGCATCAGGCGGAGATGGCGCAGCAGGCGCAAGAGGCTGCGGCAGAAGCGCAGCCGAATGGAAGTGGAACATGAGTAGCACCGCTTGGAATCCAATGCCGAACTTTGATGCATTGGCGGATACTGCGATTATTCCCAGCAAAAACAAACTGATCGCCGAACTACAGAAGCGCAAAGCGGGCCTGATTGCCTACTGCCAGATCAAGCTCGAATCGGGCGACTGGCATGCTGTGCAGGATGCGGCGTCCGATATCCGCGAACTCGACGCCAAGCTGGAAATCCTGCGGGACGGCAAGTGAAAGGCCTGATCGTCAGTTTGCTCCTCCTTGCCTCCCCGGCGCAGGCGCAAATCTTGTGGGATCAGGCGAACGTGCCAAGTGTGGCCGTCGCGCAAGGTTACGCCTATAAGCTCTATATCACGGCCCCAGGTGCGACGACGCCGACGACGCTAACGCTCACCGCCGTGACCTGTGTTGCAGCCACGACGCCGGCCCCTTTCACAGCCAATTGCCAAGCGCCGGCCGCGCAAGCGCCTGCCGCGATCGCGCCGGGCGCGTCCTCGCAACTGACGGCGACCGATAGTGTGAATGGTTCAGCGGAAAGCACGAAATCGCTTCCCTTCGTGATGGCCGGTTGTCCCGATCCCGCGAATGTGAAAGTGGTCGTCGGGACGTGGGCGCGCACGTTGCCCACGGGCGGCGTTGGACAGGTACTGTATTCGCTGCTGCAAAGCAAAACGAACGTGACGACGGTGAGCGTGCGGTTTAATGGCATCGAACAGGGCCGGGTCGACGGCGCGCGGCTGAACACCATTGCCGGCTCGTATTTCACGGCGACGGTTCCGGCGGGCACCTATCAACTCACCGTGCAAGCAACGGATGCGGCCGGCTGCACGGATGGCGGAGCGGCGCGGCCGATGACCGTCGTGGTGCAATGAGCACAATTATCGTGGTGATCAAGAAGAAGCGCGTTACCATCGTGGCGCCGAACAAGAAACCCGGCGCCAAGTCGTTGCAGATTACTAGCGGCCCTCTACAGGAGCAAAACCCCATGCCCGTGTCCATGAGCACCACGCAAGAAACCACCCTCACCGCCACGCCTCTGCCGAAAGGGTCAACCGTCGATGGCGTGCCCGAATGGCAGTTGTCGAATCCCGCGGTCGTGTCCATCGCGCCGGATGCGACGGGCCTGACGGCACTTGTTAAGGGCACGGCGATCGGCGCCTGCACTGTGACGGTCATTGCCGATGCGGATCTGACGCCTGGGGTGCGGAACATTCAGGGCACGTTTGACATTACCGTGACGGCGGCGGAAGCGACGAGCATCGAGATTACGGCGTCGGATCCGGTGGCGCAACCGTAATGTCCCGGCTCATGCCGGAGCCGCAGGAAGTCGAGCTGTCGCCGACGATGCGGACCCGGCTGTATATGGAGCTGGGCCCCGGCCTGCGCTGTATCGGGCGCAGTGCCGAAGCCGTGCTCGAGGCGCGGGAGGATGTCATGCAATACGAGTTATCGCACCCTGGGGATGGGGACATCGCCGATGCCGAAGGCCCGGAGCAGGATGAGCACGAGGAAGAGCACGACGACGATGCGGATGACGACCTTGATGGGCGGGCTGATGGGGATGTAGGTTTCCACGAGGTAGAGGGCGACGCCGCAGACGATAAGGACGAGCAGTAGTTCAATCATGGCGAGAGGGTAACATGCCGGCGAAGAGCAAAGCTCAACAGCGATTGATGGCAGCTGCCGAGCATGGGGCGAAGTTTCCAATGGCGCAGAAGGTGCGCGGCTCCATGAGCATGTCGCAACTGCATGACTTCGCGGTCGGCAGCATGAAGGGCAAGCCGGCACACGTCGCAAAGGCGAGCGGGCACCCTCACAAAAACCTCGGCAAATTCCTGCACGCCAAGAAGGGCTAAATGGCAGAGACTGAGACGGCAGCACCGGACCCGAACGCGATCACCACGCACGAATCCTCGACCGGGCGCACGCTGAGCGGCATGGGCGTCACATCAGAGGCGCTAGCCGACGTGATGGAGCGGCACGAGCCGGAGCCCGTCGAAGCGCCCGCCGAAACTCCTGCTGCTCCGACAGAACCCGCCAAGCCGTCCCGCGGCCAAGCGCGATTTGCTGAACTGACGAAAGCCCGAAAGGAGGCCGAAGCGAAAGCGGCCACCTACGAGCGTGAGCTTGCGGAGCTTCGGGCGAAGGTTCAGCCTCCTGCGACGGTCCCTCCGTCTCCGCTGCCGTCCCCGACAGCCGCGACGACCACGCCGCCGCCTTCACCGTCTGGCCCCGAACGGGGAGATTCGGGGCTCCCTTCGGGGAGCCGTCCGCAGCCCACGGAAGACGAGATCGGCACGAAATATAAAACCTACGCAGAATTCGTGCTAGACTCTGCGCGCTGGGTGAATGAACAACAGTCACCTGACATCGACGCCCGCATCCGGCAGAGCATCGAAGCGGATCGGGCCTCTCGCGACTTTCTGAACCACGCCGAAAGCACCTGGGCGAAAGGCCGGAAAGTCTATGCGGACTTCGATGCCATGCGCACGACCGGACCCGGCTCGCAAGTGCCGATGGATCACGCGAAGATTCAGGCGATCTTGCAGCATCCGCAAAGTGAGCATGTGCAATATGCGATCGTGAAGGACGGCGCCCTCGCTCAAAAGCTCGCGCAAGCGAATCCGATTGAGTTTGGAATGCTGCTCTCCACGGTGGCCCCGACGAACGGCGCCGCACAGCTGGCCTCGACGCCGACCGCCGGAACGATGACGCCGCCCGCCCCAATTCAGCCAGTGGGGTCAGGCAGCCCAACGACGCCATCCCCGTCTGCTGACGCCGCGCGCAAAGGCAACTACGCCGAATACAAAGCGCGTCGGGAACAGGAGCGGAAAGCGCGTCGATAAGAGTAGGGCCGCCCGATGGCGAATACGTTCCTCACCAATGACATCGTAACGTTTGAAGCGCTGGACGTGCTGGAAAACACCGACAAGGTGATGCAGCGCATCAATAGCGAGTATTCCGACCAGTTCGACTTTGGTGGGACCGTCCTCGGCCAGACGTTGAATATCCGCAAGCCACCCCGGTATCTGGGGCGTCTCGGACAGGCCGCCCAGATCGAAGCGATTACTG